GACCCCAGATGACGGTGCCCGTGGTGAGGACAGCGAGGACGGCCTGCGCGAACGTCTTCACCATGCGCTCAGCGGCGCCGGACCAGAACGTGCGGGACGTGTAGTGGCTCATCAGACGGTTCCTTTCGATGGTTCTTACTTTCGTGCTTCCTTGATTCGGCGGGCGAGGTCTTTGAGGACATCGACCTCGCGGGCGTTGATGCCCTGGAGCGTCCCGCTGACCATCTTCTGGGCGACGCGCGCGTACTCGGGGTTGGGGAGGCCGACGAGGGTGCCGTCGGCGGTGAGAAGCCATTGGGTCTTGGTGGCGGTGCTGGTGACGATCTGCATGTCGGTCCTTTCGGGGGTGGCGGTCTGGGCGGTGGAGGGGGCGGTGGCGGGGGCGCGGAGGTAGCCGTCCCACGGGTAGTCGAGAGCGGGGGCGTGGATGCGGATTTCTTGGCCGGTCTGGTCGCCGGGCTGGCGGCCGATGATGTCTCCGGCCTCGTCGATCCACGCCTCCACGCGCGTGCCGTCGCCGAGAGCGATGGCGGTGTGGTGGCCTGCGCGCAGGAGGATGTCCCCGCGCCGCACGCCCTCGGTGCCGGGATGCCACGTCCAACCGATCGCCTCCAGGCGGGCGCGCTCGTTGCCCGTGTAGAAGAGCCCGTCCCCGATCGGCCAGCCTCCGGCCTGGACGGCGAGCTGAACCAGGCGGGAGCAGTCCATGTCCGGGGATGCTGCGTTGGTGCGGTTGGGTTGGCTGTAGCCGTGGGCGTCGTCGTGGGCCACGGCGAGCGCGTAGGTGATCATCGTCTCGATGCTGCTCACAGGATCGCCACCCACAGGCACAGGAAGGTCTGGGCCGACGACGCGAAGCCGCGGATGTCGAATCCGGTCTTCGCACGATTGACGACGCCGAGGGAGAGCGGCTGCGGGTTGGACGTCTCAGGCAACAGGAACACATACGGAATGGCATCGAAGCTGGTCGGGAACGTGACATGCGTCGAGTTGGTCTGATTCGCGGCGATCGTCACGCTGGCGCTGCCATATTTGACGAGACTGTCGAGGCGTTCTGCAGCTGTCTTGGCGAGGGCTGGGAATGCGGATTGCGCGTCGGCGTCCAGTGGGTAGGGGATGCCGAGGTTGGGTGTGGTGGCGGGCATGGCGGTCCTTTCAGAGGGTGGCGTGGGCGAGGTCGGCCCAGGTGAGGCGGGTCATCCGCTGCCAGGTGAGGGCGGGCGGGGTGTCGGCCCAGGTGAGGGCGCGGGCGGTGGTGGCGGCGCGGGTCAGCGTGAGGTCGATGACCCACCGTCCGCCCGCGTACTGGAGGTGTCCGCCGTCGAGGTAGACGGGGATGTCGGGGGCTCCGGGGATCCAGGGGGCGACGCCGGTGAGCATGAGGGGGAGTCCGGCGCGGCGGGTGGAGTCCACGGCGGCCAGGACGGCCAGGGGCTCGGTGCCGGGGCGGTCGGTGTCCCAGTGGGCCTCGGGGATGGTCCAGGAGCCCGGCGCGGTCAGGGACAGGATTCGCTGGGCGAGGGCGCGGGCTGCGGCCTGCGTGGTGAGGGCGGTCGAGGTGGACACGGACCGGTAGCCGTAGGCGGTGAGTCGGTCGGGGTCGGTGGTGGTCTCGGTGTGCTCGACGCTGGTCGGCTTGCCGTCCTCGTCGGTCCCCGTCTCGGTCCACCTGACGGCGACCACGGTCGCGAGGTCCGTCGTGTCGCGGGAGATGGTGGTGCCGTCGCGGTCGAGGACGCTGGCGGGCACCGTGATGGCCCCGTGGGCTGCGGGCGCGATCGTCACGGGCCCCTCGTCGGGGATGACGAGCCCGTAGAGGGCGAGGCGGCTGGTCGTGTCCTCGATGCGCAGGTACGGGCCAGTGGTGGCGTGGGTGAGCGGCCAGAGGACGCCGCCGGTGGTGGTGGCGACCTCTTCGAGGAGGCTGCTGGCGGGCTGGGAGTCCACGTCCCGGGGGCCCATGAGGACATCGCGCAGATCGTGATCGATGGAGTGGCGCAGGGGCAGGCCCGTGAGGGCGACGACGCGGGCGAGGCGGGTGGCGGCGGTCTCGGCGGGCCACGGCTGGTCCCCCAGGCGCAGGTTGGCCAGCTCGGCCGAGGGGTCCGTCGCGGTGATGGTCATGACGGGGCGGCGCAGGTGGTCATCCCACTGGACGGGCGTGGTGGTGATGCGCCCCTCGAACGCCGTCGCCTCGTAGAGCAAGCCGTCACGGCGGGTGAGGGACAGGTCGGACACGGCGGCGGCCAGGAGATCGCCCCACGTGAGCGTCGAGGCTGCCCACGTGCCGGTGGCGAGGGCCCAGGGGCCGCCCAGGCCGATGATGATGGACAGGCCGACCCACATGCCTGCTTGCGTGACCTCGGGAGTGAACTCCGCCGTGATCTCGCCGGGCTGCGCGTCGAGGAGCTGAACGTGGGGCCCCTCGGGGCCGGTGGCCGCCGACGCCCACGGCGCGGCGTAGGTCATCGGGTAGATGGTGATGGACGATCCTGCGGGCACATCCAGGTCGAGGGCGAGGCGGTAGGCGGCACCGGGGATGATGCGCGGAAGCTCATCCCACGCGGCCGGGTTGGTGCCGGTCTCTTGGAGGGGACCGGGCGCAAGGTCGATGACGAGATAGCCGCCGGTGCCGGCGTGCAGGGCGAGGCGGGTAGGGGTCGCGGTGGTGATGGTCCCTTCGAGCACGCTGGCCTGGGTGAGGTCGCCCAGGACCGTCACGTCGGCTGGCGTGTCCACGGCGAGGGCGGAGGTCACGGTGAGGGTGCGGCCCGGCGCGATCTGGTCCATGACCTCGGGGGCACGGTCGGCGGGCAGGGCCAGGCGCAGGGTGCAGGTGGTGGCCTGGGGCTGGTCGAGGCGCGTGTCTCGGCCCCAGGTGATGGACAGGGCGTCCAGGGCGGTGGTCTGGCCGTCCTCCAGGCTCGCGGCGCTGCTGGCGACGGGCTGGGCGTCGATGGCGACCGTGCAGGTGATGTCACTCATCACAGGGTCACCGCCCCGGTGCGCCGCGCGTGATCGCGCAGGAGCTTCTCGATCTTGCGGGCCGCGTCGTCCCCGTCGAGCACGCCGGTGACGTTGATGTTGTAGGTGACCTGAGTGTTGGCGGCCTTGGGGCCATTGCCGTAGGCGTCGAGGTCGATGCTGGCGGGGCTGGGCGGGGTGATGAGGTCCTCGTAGGCGCTGCGCACGTGGGCGGCCTCAGACGTGATCCCGAGCGCCAGGCCCTGGCCGGTGAATGCGCCGATCTCGTGGAACAGGCGGGACGGGGAGGCGATGCCGAGGAATCCCTTGACCTTGCTGACGGCCGTGGCGACGCCGCCGAGGGCGGCCTCCGCGATGCCCCGGGCCTTGCTGGTGATGCCGTTGATCATGCCCTGAACGAGGGCGACGCCCGCACTGTAGAGGGCGGACCCTGCGGAAGAGAGGGCGGAGGCTGCGCGGGAGGGGAGGGACTTGACGAAGGAGATGGTGTTGTCGACGCCGCTGGAGGTTGCGGTCTTGATGCGGGTCCACGCGCCGGACCAGAGGTTGGACAGGATCGAGGCCCCAGCAGAGATGACGGCCTTGACGTGGTTCATGGCTCCCGTGACGACGCTCTTGATGATGTCCCACGCGCCGGTGACGATCTGTCCGGCTCCCTGCCAGATGAGGGACCAGTCACCGGTGAAGATGCCCTTGATGACGTTGACCACGCCTTGGATCACGGTCATGGCACCGCTGATGACGCCCGTGATGATCGTGACCGCGTTGGACACGATGGGTGCCAGGAAGGAGATGACGGGGGTCAGGGTGTCGCGGATGGTGGAGACGATGCCCCCGACCTTGGGGGCTGCCTCGGCGAAGAAATTCCCGAACCCGGACACGGCAGTCCCCGCGGTCGTGAGGGCCCCGGTCAGGGGCGTGAAGTCCACGGAGTCAAGCCATTCCATGAGACCGCCGAGGGCATCCCCCGCGAAGCTGAACACGCTGGAGGCGAGGGGCTCCAGGGCCTCCATTCCCCGGTTCTTGAGAATCTGCCACTTCTCGGCGGCGTCCATGGTGTCCTGCCCGACGCCGAGGATCGTGTCACCGGTGCCGGCGGCGGTGGCGGTGAGGTCGCCCATGGAGATCGCGCCGGACTGGAGGGCCTGGACCATCTGGGCGGCTCCCTTGGTGCCGAACACGGTGGAGGCGAGGTCGAGGGCGCTGGCGGTGTCCCCGGTGGCGATGTAGCCCTGGAGTTCGCCCGTGACCCGCTGGAACGCCTCGGCGGGCTGCTCTCCGTCTTTCGCGAGGGTGATCATGCCCTTGCGCATGGCGTTGAGGGTGCCGTTCGCGTCCACGCCAGCCTTGTCGAGGGTGCCGACGAGGGCGGCGGACTGGTCGAAGGAGAATCCGAGTTCCTGGAGTGCCAGGGCGTTGCCTTGGACGCCGCCGGCGAGTTCGTTCATGCCGACGCCGGTGGATTGGGAGACGCGGAACAGGGCGTCCATGGCTCCCGAGACGTTGTCGCCCTCGATGCCGAAGGCCTGGAACGCGGCGGTGGTGCCGGAGATGTCAACGTCTTGGCCGAGGACGCGGCTGGCCTCCAGGTATTGGGAGGCGACGGTCTGGAGGGTGTCCCCGGACAGGCCCATGCGGGTGTTGAGGTCTGCGACGGTCTGCCCGGCGGTGGCGAAGTCGGTGGGCACGCTGGTGGCAACGGCGTGGGCGTCATCGACGAGGCCGGACAGGGCGTCCCCGGTCGCCCCTGTTCCCGCGCGGATGGTGTCCTCAACCTCGTCGAACGTGGACCCGAGGTCGTAGAGGGCCTTTCCTGCGGCGATGACGCCGGTGACGACGGCCCCGCCCACGGCCAGGGCTCCGGGTTTGAGGCCCGCGAGTTTGGAGCCGAATCCGCCGGCTGCGCCCTCGGCGTCCTTCATGGAGGAGATGGCGCTCTTGGCGTCTCCGATGATCCTGACGGCCAGGATCGCGGACTTACTTGCCATTGTTCATCTCCTCCAGGAGGTCGAGGGCTGTGTCGATGACGCCGGGCGGCTCGGCCATCCACGCGGCAACGGGGATGCCCGTGTGGATGGCCAGGGCGACGATGGTGCGTCCCCAGTCGCCTACTTCGTAGGGTCCGGCGTGGTGTCCTCGGCGTGGTCGAGGAGCTGGGCGTCGATGAGGATGCCCTCGGTGAATGCGTCGAACGTGGTGCCCTCGGGGATGGCGTGGGTGCGGGTGAGGGCGGAGTAGGTCATGACGGCGACGCTGCGGGGCCCGTCCTCGACGGGCCAGGAGTTGGCGCGGGCCGTGTTCTCGAACCGCAGCTTGTCCGCGATGAGGACACGGGCGGTGCCTTCGGTGCCGTCGGCCAGCTCGTAGGCGACGAACAGTTTGCGCATCAGGTGGTTCCTTCCACTTTGTTGACAGCGTCTTGGAGGGCCTTCTCGTAGGCGGCGACCCATCGGGGCTCTGTGTCTTTGGCGCCCTCGGTGGCGAACAGGGAGGGCTTGATGAAGCTCTTGAACTTGTGTCGGGGGGCGGCTGGGGGGCTGGCTTCCTTGGAGGGCCAGATTTGGCGGCCCCACTGGATGGCGTGGGCGTAGGGGACGGCCTTGGTGCCCACGCGGACGATGCCGGCGGTCTTGGTGCCGGCGGGGCGGATGGACGCCGCGAGGCGGCCCGTGCGCACGGGGACGAGGCTGCGGGCTCCTTCGGCGGCGATGGTGGCGGCTTCCTTGTGGGCGGCTTTGAGGTCGGAGAGGTCGTCACCGGCCTCTTTGAGGGTGCGGCGCAGTTGGCGGCCTCCCTCGACCTGGTAGAGCGTGCCCCGGTCGTCGCCGGCCATGGTCACTCCCCGGTGCCGCCGGGCTGGGCGGTGAGGGCCGGCAGGTCACCGATGATCGGGAAGCTGAACTCCGTGGTGTTGGCCTTCTTGACGTCCCCGCCGATCTTGACGGGCTTGATCTTGCATCGCCCGGTCGCCATGAATCCGGTGCCGCTGACGGGCGTGAAGGTGAAGGGCAGGACCTTTCCGGCGTTCTTGTAGGTCCAGGCGACGAGGCCGTCCACGTCGAAGTCCTGGTAGAGGGTGCCGGAGATGTCCCCGGAGATGGTGCCCTCGGGGGTGTAGTCGCCGCCGTCGAGGAGGGGGACGGCGTCCTCGTCTTTCATGTCGGGGGCGAGGGTGACGGAGGAGCAGGCGAGGGCGAACTCTTCGACGCTGGCGGTCTCCCCGAACTTGAGGGAGCCGGGGCCGAGCTTGGGGAATTCCATGGGTCAATCCCTTTCGGTGGTGGTGAGGGTGAGTCGCAGGGCCGGCCAGTAGGGGCCGGATGCGATCTGGAGGGAATCGACGTCTGCGTTGGTGACGCCGAGGGGCTCCAGGTCGTGGGCGAGGGTGATCAGGTGGTCGAGGCCGGCCATGGGGTCGTTGGTGTCGGGGGAGATGAGGGCGGGCTTCCACGTGACCTCGCTGATGCCGTAGGCCGGCCAGGCGATGGTCTCGGGGAAGACGAACCACAGGACGGTCTGGCCCGCGTTGAGGGCGGGTCGCACGGCCTCGGGGTCGGTTGTGATGAGGATGTCGGTGGGGATCAGATCGCGGGTCTGGTCGATGAGGCGGTGCAGGGTGTCGATGACGCTCATGCGATGCCTACCCCCAGCCAGGGGCGCAGGAGCGCGCGGGCGGGTGTCATGGGGTCCAGGGCGGGCCGGAAGAACGCGGGCGTGGTGTCCGTGTCTCCCGGCGCGGCCTGGTCGCGGGCGTTGAGCCTGCGGGCCCACAGGTTCGCGCCCACCTCGAGGACCGCCTGCGCTGCGATGTCGGTGGGCACCGTGGCCGTGCCGATCTCTTTGGCGACGCGGGCACGGGCCGAGCAGGCGCACTGGGCGACGAACTCGGTGTCCCCGGCGGCGGCGTGGACGTAACTGGCGAGCGCCTGCGCGTCGGCGTCCTCGACGTCCGTGGTGGTGTCGTCGGCCATGGTCACGCGGTGAACTTGACGGGCTTGATGAGGCCGGGCTTGGGGGCCCAGATGGCGGCGTAGCCGTAGACGGCGAACGTCTTCGTCAGGTTGACGATGTTGGAGTCCTGGAGGCGCAGGGGCGCGCCGGCGGATTCCTTGGCGCGGATGGCTTCCTGGGCGTAGCCGGCGGCGTGCTGGCCGGTCCACTTGGGGACGCGGATCACGGGGATCTCGGCGTAGTCGGCTGCGCCGGTCTGGAGGCGGATCGTGCCCTGATGGTCGGTGGGGGCGCTGGTGAACTGGAGGGCCTTGGGGGAGCGGTCGAGGTGGGCCAGCGCCTTGAACACGTCGGTGGAGACGGCCAGGCCGTCCATGGTCCAGGGCGTGTCGTCGTAGGCGTCGAGGAGGGCGAGCAGGACGTCGGTCCAGTCGTTGACGGTGGCGTCGGCCAGGCTGGGGATCGTCTGGACAGGCGTGGCTTCGTTGGTGGTGACCGTGGTCTCGAACAGGGTGCGGGTGACCTGCTCGATCTGGAGGGCGTACTTCAGGGCCTGGTCGTACAGGAGATCGTCGAGGAGGCTGATCGTAGCGCGCTCGATGGCCTGCACGCTCATCTCACCGACGCCGCCGTAGGTCTTGACGTCGGTGGACTTGACTTCGTACTTGGCGGGCTTGCCGGAGGTGAGATCGTCGCCCTCACGGGTCTGCTCGGTGACGACGACGGTGGTGTCTCCGGCGTGCTGGGCGTACTCGATGGTCATGCCCTCGGCGGGCAGGTCCATCGTGTGGGTGAACATGCCCAAGACCGTCTGCTTGGCGCTCATGCGCTTCTCGATGTTGCCGAGCCACTGGGGGCGGGAGATGGTCTCACCGATCACGGCGCCCTCGAAGGCGCGGCGCGCCATGTCAGCGGCACCATCGCGGGGCAGGGCTCCGGCGAGAGCCTTGGCGTACTCACCGATCGAGCGGAACTCGAACGGGATCGCCTCGGAGGCGGGGGCGACGTTGATCATGCTGCGGGTGAGCTTGACCTCGCGGTCGAGGTCCTGGACTGCCTGCGTCACCTCGTCGAGGTCGGCGCGGGTCAGGGCGTCAGTGGTGGGCATGGGGGTCTCCTTCGTGGGGGTGATGGGGGTCGAGCGGATGGACTCAATCTGGGCGTCGTCGTAGGCGGGGAACTCGACGACGCTGTATTCGACGGCCTTGACCTTGGTGTGGCGGATGTGGGTGCGCCCGTCCTCGTCGCGGGTGGTCTCCCAGGTGATGGGGTAGAAGCCGATGCTCATGCGGGTCAGGACGCCGTCGGTGACGAGGGTGACCACCTCGTCGCCCCGCGCGGTGGCGGACACGGTGCCGGTGATCTGGCGGCCCTCGTCGGTGTCGTTGGCGTTGGTGATCCGACCGATGGGCTCGCGGTGCCCGTAGCGCAGGATCGCGCCGTCGTCCTCGACGGAACCGGGGGCGAATGACTCATACCAGTCGTCCCAGATGAGGGTCTCGCGGTCGTAGGGCACGCCGATCGCGGTGATGGTGCGCCCCGACGCCTGAGCGCGGGACGTGAAGTCCCTGGATTCCAGGGTCGATGTGGACAGTTCACGCATGGGCGTTGTCCTTCGCTGGCTCGATGGTGGCGGTGGGAGCGGCCGTGTCGGGAATGGACTCGATCTGGCGGGCGTAGGCCGCGTCATACAGGCCGATCTCGATGGCGGTCTTGTGGGCCTGGTAGCGGGTGGTGGTGTCGGAGCGCAGGAGGGCCTCCAGGTTGAAGCGGACGGTCTGACCGCGGGGCGTGAGGTCGGTGAGGGCTTCCTCGATCTTGCGGAGGTATCCGGTCAGGGTGAAGCGGGTGAACGCGAGCCATTCCTGCTCGACGTTGGAGTAGGTCTGGGCGTTGCCCTCGACGGCGGCGAGCATGAGGGCGGCGGGGATGCCGAACAGGCGGGCGATCTGGGTCGTGTTGAACTGCTGAGCCTCGATCCACTGAGCGTCCTTGGGGGAGATGAGGATCGGCTCGTACTTCATGCCCTTGCCGAGGGCTCGGATACGGCTGGGATTCTGGGCCATGTCGAGGGGCTGGCCGTCGGCGTCGAGGTAGTTCCAGGCGTTGCGCATGGTCTTGAGGACATCGGCCGAGGCGTCTTGGTCGGTGGAGATGATGCCGGCGGGCTGGCCGGTATCCCCGAAGTAGCCGGACGCGTAGTCGCGGATGTCTCGCACGCCGGCGAGCTCGGTTTGTGCGGCCTGGATCGGGCCGAGGCCGAGGGCATGGCCGGGGAGTCTCATCACGGCACCGTGGTGGATGTCGTCGGTCGAGTAGGCCTTGCCGCGGTAGTGGATGGTCTCGATGCCGGTGGCCTGGTCGATGGTGGGCCAGCACTCCCACGGGTTCAGTGGGGTGAGGTTGATGACCTCCCCGGCCTGACGGTCGCGGCGCAGGTAGAAGTTTCCGCACGCCGCCAGGGAGAGGGTCAGGTACTCGATGAAGTCACTGCGTGTGGTTCGCACGTCGGGGCGTCGGATGAGGCTGGGCACGTCCGCGCCCTCCAGGCGGGTGCCGGCCCGCTCGACGGTGAGCGGGAGCTGAGCGGAGGCGGTGGCGAGGATCGACATCGCGCGGTAGACGCTGATCATCGAAACGGCGCCGTCGACGGTGATGGTGTGGGGACCGGTGTCGGTGCGGGTGGGCAGGGTGGCCGCCGACGCCTGTGGGGTGGAGTCGGCGGCCCGGGTGGTGATCCCGGCGAGGCGGAGGAGGTCGCGTGCCTGCATGCCCGCAAGGCTGGCCCCGCATGCGCGCAGAGCCGGAACTCGCCTGCGTGTCGGTGACGCGACGTGACGCTACGTGACGATCAGCGCCCCATGCTGGGCGACCGGGTGCGCGGAGGCGAACAGGCCCACGCTCAAGGCGATGAGGGAGGGCACGGGCTGGAGGCTGCGGTCACGGTCGATGACCTCGACGCCGTTGTTGATGCGGGTCTGAGCGCTGGCCATCGCCAGGCGCAGGGGCTTTGACCCGTCATGGATCAGCGTCGCGTCGTCGCGCGCGGCCGCGAGCAGCGTTTGATCCGCGAGGCGACGCTCCCCGAACGTGAGGGTCCGCACGGGCAGGGTGTCCCCGATGTCATCGAGGAGACGCCGCACGGGGCCGCCGTCGTCGGCGGCGAACGCTCGCACGCCGCGCGCGTGGAGCATGCGCAGGTAGGGGATGACCCACAGTGTGCCGGGGGCCTGGTGGAGGACATGCCCGGTGGGCGCACCCGTGGCGGGGTCGTGCCAGCAGGCCACCACGGCGGCGCACGCGTTGCCGGGGGCGACCTCGAAGGCGACGCTCACCTCGGACAGGGCGGGCGCGTCGTGTGGGCGGGCCAGATCGTCCCAGTCCTCCAGGGGCATCAGGGAGTCCTGCACCTCGGTGATGCGGTTCATGTAGGCGCGCAGCCACTCCCCGGCCGGCAGGTCCATGTCGTCGCGTAGGGCGTCCTCGGTGATCGTGTTCCCCAGCGCCGGGTGAAACGTCCACCACGTGGCGGGCGCGTAGGGGTCCAGGCCGTCCGGCATGGAGAACTCGATGTAGCACAGGCCCGGCCGGGTGCCGGCGCGGCCCTGCTCGACCATGGTGTTCATGAAGCCGGACGCCATGGTGCCCATGGTGGACGTGTACCAGCGCTGCGCCTCTCCGTGGAGGGTGATCTGCGAGGGGCGGATGCCGCCCATGATCGAGTCGCCCAGTTCCTTGGTGAAGACCCAGATTTCATCGAGGTCGAAGTACGCGGAGGTCTCGCCGTGGGCGGCTTCTTCGTTCGGCGTGAACTGGGCGAGGTCGGTGCCGTTGGCGAGGAGCTTCATTCCGGCGTCGCCCTTGCCTCGGCGCATCTTGAACAGGGGGCCGAGCTGGGAGGCGTCCACGATTTCGACCATGTCGAGCATGCGCTTGCTCGCGTGCTTTTGAGTCTGGGCCGTGGAGAACAGGTGAGCGCCTGGAGCCATGGTGATCATCCGGTAAACGCGCAGGGGACGCAAGAGCGTGGTCTTTCCGGACTGTCGGGGAACAGTGATCAGCACGTCCGTGTAGTGATAGACCTTGCGGCCGAACGAATCGCGACGGAATTCCGTCCCGACCGCCCATACGAACCGTTGCCACGGCATCGGCTCGAATCCCATGGCCCGCGAGACCCGGGTAATGGACGGTTCCTCCGTGAAGTAAGTGTAGTCCCGCCTCGGCGCATACCGGGGAGTCGGGAAATGCGTGAACGCGGGGCGCAGGAGGTCACTCATTGTCGCGGACCGGTGGGGCGTCGTAGGGGCCGGGCTCGGTGGTGTCGCGGGCGAACAGGGCTTCCAGGCGGTCGATGGCGCTCGTCTCGCTGGTCTTGGGCTTGGGGAGCCGCTGGGAGACCTCGTTGAGGGCGCGAATGAGGTTCGACTTGCCCGACGCCGCGTCGCGGGGGCTCATGTTGTCCACGGCTCGGGCGGCCTTGATGACGAGGATGCGTAGGCCCGCGTCCTCCGGGCCCATCACTCCCGAATCGGTCAGCATCTGCATCTGATTGATGAATGCCTGTTCCGTTTCTCCGACATTCCCGGATTCTTCGGGGAATACGTTGAAAAACGGGGTCGTTTCGGGGCTCATTCTTGGGTCTCCTTTCCGGGGTCTTGGGGCCGTTTTTTCTGGAGTGGTTGGGGGGGGAATTCCATGCTGGCGCGGGGTGGAACGTGATTCTGAAATGACAGAAAAACAGCATTGACAATCACATGCCGGCCTCGGTGAAGAATGCAAGACCGTCGTGAATGATCCCGGCCGGACCGTCTGTGTCCTTCGCCTTCAGCGAGTAGTTGCATGAGCGGTGCGCTGGCCGACATGTCTGGATGCTCGTCGTCCCGCCCTTCGACCGCGGCGTGAGGTGCTGGCATGACTCGGTGCCCGGCCGGATCGGCAACCCACAGATGCAGCACACCGCGCCGTATATGCGGATCAGTTCCAGCGTGAACGCCTTGCGCTGCGCGCCACTCATCGCCTCCCAATCGTCGGCCACCTCAGACCACCACCTGCGCAGGCTGGCGAGTCATCGTGCGCTGCGTCTGCTCGATCCAGCGCGCCACCTGCGCAGGCACGTACCGCACCTGACGGCCGACCTTCACATACGGCGGCCCGCCACCACGGCGACGCAACTGCGCGAGCTGGCCAACGCTCACCTGGAGGAACTCGGCGCACTCCCCCGGCGTCCACGTCTGCCCACTCACGGCCGGAGCCGCCCGATGCAGCGATGCAGCTCGGTGGCCTCGGCGTCGATGGCGTGGAGGTGGGCGGCGATGTGGAGCTGTGCGGCGGACATCGAGGTGCCTCGCTGGTCCGGGTCTTCGACCAGGGCCAGCATGTCGCGGATGGTGTCGAGGAGCGCGCGAGAGAGGCCGATGAGCTGGGCGTGTGTCCGGGCGGTGGTCTTCGTTGGGGTCACCACAGCGGTTCCTCCCCGATGAGCGCGGGGGTGTGGGGGCGTTCCGTCTTCCTTGCTGCTGCGATCTTGCGGTCCCACTCCTTGACGGTGGCCATATGCCGGTGGGCGTAGGCCACATCCTCAGCGCTGGTGATCCCCTGGTTGCGCATGTACTGGTCGCGGAGCCTGGTCAGTCGCACGGACTCGGGGAGGTCTCTCTTCGTCGTCGCCATGGTGGTGTTCTCCTTGTCTGTGATCGGTGGGGGTGTGGATGGCGGGGCCGACGCGGCCCGCCTCCCTCCCCCGTAGGGGGGAAGGTCGGCACTCACTGCCGCATGGACTGACCTGGGCAGACGGGGTGCCAGTCGAAGCGAGCGGAGGCGGCGGAGCCTGCGGGCGGTCTCGTCGCGGCGGCGGCGTTCACGCTCGTCGTGGCGGGCCCGGGCCAGCGTGATCCACTCGCACAACCTGGTCTTGATGACCCGGATGATTCCGGGCCGGGGCTTGCCGTCGATGACGCCGCCGCGATGCCACTCGATGACGCCCACGTCCTCGAGCACCTGGAGGCACACGCGGGTCCAGCGCACGCCGTAGCCCGCACGGGCGGCGACCTGCGTGGCTGTGATGGTCAGCGTGGCCGACCGGCCCGTGCGGGCGTCGTGCATGAGGTCAGCGAGCGCGCCGAGGATCGCCCTCGGGCCGCGCCACTCCGTGCCGGCCAGAGGCCCCCACTCGGCGCGCCCCAGCGACCGGACGAGGTCCAGGACATCCCGCGCCGGAGACGGCACGGACGGGGCGCTCAGCGGCTCGGCATACTGGATCGCGCTCACTTGGACCTCCCGTAGGAGTCGGTCACATCGCGCATGTGCGACCCGCGTGACGGCCCGTGGGCGGGGCAGTAGATGCGTGTCTCTCTGCCTTGCCAGAAGGTCCAACCTTGGGCGGCCAGGTGCTCCCGTAGGTCGCGATCGGCGGCCACCATGGAGTAGCCCGGATAGAAGTCCGCCCCTTCTTGGGCCGGGCATCCGCGATGGTCACAGGAGATGCGCTGGTATCCCGCGTGAATGGTCTGGTGGACGCTCATCGCTCACCCGCGCTCACGCGGCCGCGCAGGGCGTCGAGCGCGCACGACAGGATGTCGACCAGTGAGACCACGACGTGGAGCAAGTGGAGCGGATCATCCCTGCCCAGGGCGTCATGCACCAGACGGTCAACGGCGGCGTCGAGGGCATCCCGGCCGCCCGACGTGCGGGTCTGGAGGAGAGCAGCGGCGTCGATGGCCTCAGGTCCCCGGTTCGTTGCTTCGATGGCGACGGGCTGGCCGGTCCGTTTGAGCGCGGCCTCGACCGTAAGGCAGACAGTGTCAGGCAGGGCCAGAAGCAGCGCGTAGACGCCTTCCAGGTCGTCGGCATAGGCCTCCAGCCACTCGGCCATGCCGTCCACGTCGTGGACGGCGACTAGGCCGATGAAGTGCTCCCCGTCCTCGGGCTTCCAACTCATCGGTTGCCCCCTATCACTCGGGCGCGCACGGTGAGCCCGTAGACGACGCCTGCCGAGACCAGCCAGCCCCAACCCGTCCACGACAGGCGCAGGACCTCGACCGGGGTCGCCAAGCACACGACGAGCGCGGCGAGCATGTTGACGAGGGCGACGAAGACCAGCCAGTCCACACGGACCCGACGGCGATGCTGCGGGACGCTCATCGCTCAGCCTCGGTAGGCTCGGTGGAGTCGTCAGGAAGGGACCCATCGTGAGCCATGCCATAGCGGATGAGCTGGAGGCCCGCCTTGGTCGCGGTCTGGCCGAGTTCGCAGTGACGCAGGATGTCGGTGGAGCACTGTCGCGCCTGTGCAGCGATCTCGTCGAGGCGGTCCGCGACCTCGAAGACATCCGGGGAACCTCCCCGCAACGCCTCAGCGACCTCGTCAAGGCCACAGGCGATGGCATCTTCCAGGGCGAGCGAGGGCCCGAAGACTTCATCTCGGAGATGGACGCTGATGTCCTGGAGTATCTGCCTCAACTGGCGGAGCTCGACTTGTCGACGATCCCGAAGTTCTGGATACGCAAGACCTCGAGATCGCAGGAGACGATCCCGCTTGGTCTTCGCGACCTTGAGGTCTGGACGAACGGCGTTTTCCACTACGAGACGTTCATCATCGCTTCGGCTCCCAGCGAGCACACTGGCCCCGTTGACGTCTACCTCGGGAACCGACACGTCGGCACCAGCACCAAGGCTGCCGGAGACGCCATCCGACGCGAGGCCCTGGCCGCCGGGAGCAACCTCGTTGTCATCCCATGCACCGTCGTCACGACGAACGGAGTGTGGAGCATTGTCGTAGACGGTGAGGAGTAGCCGCATCCAACGCTCGGTACGTCCGGCCGCCCGCGCGAGCCTGGCCACGTCGATGTCGTAGACCGTCACGCCTCATCACCTCCCCAACCGGCGACGTCAGGCAGGGCGATGGGCACGCCGATGTCGAAGAGGGCGTCGAGATCATCCAGTGACCAGGCGACGGTGCCCCGGAGGCGATGTGAGACCTGGGACTGGCTCACGCCGAGGCGGGCGGCCATGTCCGTCTGAGTGACGTGCTGCGCCGCCATGAACCGGCGGACCTCGCGAGTGATCGCGACCTGTGAAGTAGCCATGCGCAAACCGTATGGGTTTTCACTATTACCGATGGGAGATGTCATCGGCGTGTCGCGTGTCGAAGGTCAACGACGCATGGCCTTTTCCCATACAATGACGCCATGAGCACACAGCAGATGGTCCAGAGCGATCCAACGTTGAGCGATATCGTGGCAGGCAACATCCGCGCACTGGCGGCGCGGGCCGGTCTCAATCAGAAGGGACTGGGACAGCTCTTGGGGCTGTCCCAGTTTCAGGCACATAAGCGCTGGCATGGGTCTATCCCGTGGGCACTTGACGAACTACCGGCCGTAGCCGAGGCGCTGGGCGTCACTGTCCAGTACATCGTGACCGATCCCGCAGAGATGCAGAACCCCCGCCAGTGGATCACACCGACAGGGGCCGCCGCGCGCCCGAAGGGACTCGAACCCCCAACCTTCTGGTTGGTAGCCGATTCGCCCGTGGCCACGGTGACGGACCTCGGTGAGTACCGGCTGCGGAGGGCGTCATGACGGTGACGATGACGCTATGCGACGCCGACGCCCTGGTGATCGGGGCGGCGCTGGCGGCCTACACGCGGGACCTGGACGATCTGGCCGAGGCGCTGCGCTGCGAGGCGATGGCCGATGACGACGAGCTCGACGAGATGGGCGTCTCGACGCTGGCGGCCGACGCCGCGCCCTGGAGGGTGAAGCGCGCCGGGGATGTCGGCGAGCGGGCGGCGGGCCTGGCGAGCCGCCTCGGGGATCACCTCGGGCGAGACTTCTTCGATGATCGCGTGTCCGTGCTCTATGACCCGGCGATGGGGCAAGAGGGGACGTCGGACGTCCGATAGTGCAGTCATGGACAAGTATCCCATCCCCGCGCCGTGGGGCCAGGCGATCGACGCCTGGGCACTGGCGCTGCGTGCTGCGGGCCGCACGCCTCAGACGATCGAGACCCGCACAGAGCACATCCGCCGGATGGCCAGGCAGACGGGAGCGCCGTCCCCGGCGCTGCTACCGCGCGCCCGCCTGGTCGAGTGGGCCGGATCGAGGGACTGGGCGCGCGAGACGCGCCGATCGACCTACACATCGGTCCGCGGGTTCTACCGGTGGGCGGTGGAGGCAGGCATCGTCACGGAGGACGTCTCCGACACGCTGCCGGTCGTCAAGCCCGGCCCGGCGGTCCCCCGCCCGGCTCCCGAGGGCGTGTATCTCGACGCACTGGACTCGGCGGATGCGCGGACGCGCGTGATCCTCCGCCTGGCGGCCGAGGAGGGCCTACGCCGCGCGGAGATCGCCCAGGTCGCACGGGATGACCTCACGCCGGACCTGCTGGGCTGGACGCTGCTGGTCCACGGCAAGGGCGGGAAGGACCGGCTGGTGCCGCTCACGGACAGCCTGGCGGGCGAGGTCCGCGACTACCTTGGCGCGCGCCGCTGGCTGCTCCCCTCCCCCGCTGGCGGGCACCTCACGCCCCGCCACGTCGGCAAGCTCGCGTCGCGGGCGCTGCCGGGGGCGTGGACGTGCCACACGTTGCGGCACAGGTTCGCGACGACGCTGCGCGCGCAGGGCGCGGACCTGCTGGTCATCCGCGATCTGCTCGGGCATGAGTCCGTGGCCACGACACAGCGCTACACGGCCGTCCCCGGGGATGACCTGCGGAAGGCCGTCGCCCTCGGCAGACCCGCGTGAAGTGAGCCCGGCCCTCCGGTGGCGATCGCCACCGGAGGGCCTTTGTGCTGGTCAGTGGTGGTTGAGTCGGTCGATGATGGCCTGATCGCCTGCGCGGCGGTCGTCTTGCTCGCGGTCGATGCGCCGGTTCATCTCTCCGACCTGGTGGCCGAGGGAGTGGACGTCGTCGACCAAGCCGTCGATCTTATCGGCCACGCTGCTCCCGTGGTCGGGGCGCAGCTGGGACGTGTCGGCGCGGACCTGGCGGGTCTTGGCGAGGGTGGCGAGGCTGGTGACGAGCGCGCCGATGCCGCCGAGGCCTCCGAGACCGACCAGGGCGTCGACGACATCGGCGGCGCTCACTGGGCGTCACCTCCACTGGGGTGGTGGGCGAGGGCGGTGGAGGTGCCGAGAATCGCGGCGGCGAGGGCGACCCACAGGGGGATCATCTCTTCGGAGATGAGGCCGTAGCCGCCGAGGAGGGCGACGACAGCCAAGACGACGGCGTAGAGCCAGGTCCGAACGGTGGGGGTGAGCCAGGACAGGACGCGCGGCACGGTGTCCGTGGCGGCGTGGCGTGGGGTGCTCATGGTGGTCACTTCCTGGCTTCCTTGACGCGACGCGCGAGGTCCTTGAGTAGGTCGACCTCGCGGGCGTTGATGCCCTGGAGCGTCCCGCTGACCATCTTCTGGGCGACGCGCGCGTACTCGGGGTTGGGGAGGCCGACGAGGGTGCCGTCGGCGGTGAGAAGCCATTGGGTCTTGGTGG